CCGGGACATCAGAGATATTATCTCTAGTGTACCTCGTTCGTACGGCGTGCAGAGCGTGCAATAACGAAGGATTCCTTCGGAAAACACGTTCCACGGTCCAGCACGAAAGCCTATCACTGGCAGACGATAAATCTACCGTTGCCAGCGATCGGTCCAAGGAAGCTTTGACAACTAATTCACTTGATAGATCTTGACGACGGAAGTTGATAAACGATCCCATAAAGAGATCGCTAATCCGCTCCCGAAGGAAAGTCCATACCAATTGCTGACAGTACTGATGTGCTGTCGGCTCAGCAGCAATAAGGCGAGGTGCCTTAGCTGTTTTTGGTACTTGTATCAAGCGAGAAGCCACCTCATGATTTAGCGGCCTCTCCAAGTCTGAATTCGCCGTTTTACCGACGAACTCAAACGGGAAGTAGTTATCAAGCTTATGCGGCCAATTTGGAAAGCACGATTTCTCGTGCTGCTCCAAACCTTCCGCAACAGCTCCAGGACCATGTCTAAGACCTGAGCCAAGGCCACTAGACTCTCTCGATCCTGAAAGATCGAGCGAGTCAAAATGACCAATAGCATCAGCGACCAGATCAGCAACTTGCTGAACTCGGTCGAGGAGATACTCGAGACGCTCATTTTTGCGTCTCCGCTTTAGTCTTTCTTCGGGGCTTTCGGCCTGCGAGAAAAGATCGAGCGGATAAGCGGAATGAGAGTAGGCAGTAGACTCGCCAAGATGGCGATCGTCTGCCCCGTTCTCGAAATCGACGTCGTCGGAATCCCATCTAACGGTGGGAGGCCGGAGTTGTCGTTCGATTCCATGGTACTCTCCGATTGTCGCAGCAATGCGATCGTCAGAGCATTCCGTGGCTATCTTCTTCCCAAGGCAGGAAATCTGCCGAAGGAATAGGATGGCTAAAGAATCGACTCCAGTCTGTAGACAGCCGTTTTTATCGAACACACGCAACCATAGTCCCGAAAGAAATTTCGGCACCTTGGTCCTTGTCGAGACCACTCGTGAGAGAGGTCCTGATATAGGCAGGCGTCCATTCTCCAATCCCTCCAAGAGGAGAGAATCGAGATTTGGAAGGTCGAGGGTAAAGAACCCAAGACCTCGTGATCGACTGAGTAGGGTTAGGTACTCGAAATCGAGATCCAACCCCCTCAACGACGGGTATGCTAGGCGGAGATCAGAAAAGATCCCGCCCATGACATGGAGAAGAGCATTAACCTGGCTTTTCATGCCTATTCCTTTCGGAAATGGTATCCAAGCCACGGACACTCAAAGTTGCACGCCCTTCTCAGGGACGTGTAACGGAACTTCGCCGGCTATTTCTAGCTTTCGAAGTTAACCATCTTCGTGACATTTGCGCCCGAGCTTGCGCTCAGGTAATTGCAAAGTCCGACGGCGACGCCGACCGGATCGGTCAGGGTATCACCCTGCTCGTTCTCGACTGTGACCGTAGTCCTTCTAATGAAGGACCGGGTCGCAGGGGCGACGGGAAACACCGTCCAACGGAGCTCGACGTTATGGCGATCAATCGCCACACCACGAGCTTTATCCGTCCGGGTAGTGTTCCGAATGTACATGCGAAACTCATCAACGTTCGACCGAAGAAGCCACTCCGAAGAGTAGGCATCCTGGTTGATACGAATCAGAGTTCTCGCAACGGCATTCACCGTTACGGTTTGAGGGTCCGCGAACATGCTTATTCTCCTATTCTGGTTCAGTAGCAGTATTGCAGGCTATCAGGCCCGCGTTACTGCTAACGAGGCCAGAATGCCCAACTGGTTCCCGCTGAGAAACGGGAACTGGGCTGTGACAGAAGGCGACACGGTAGTGCGAGTTTTGCCGTCCCGGATTATTTGAATCGGTTCCAAAGAATACGGTTTAGTATTCTTTGTACCCGATAACCCGGGAGCAGACCACTCCGTGCGAGTGTGAGTCATGACAACGCAAGTTGTCAGACTGGCTGGGATCATATTGCGGGAGGCTTTAAGATAGTCCCCCACATTAGTAGCCCAGTCAATGAGCCAGGTCCATGGTACTATCTGCCAAACCGTAGAAAAATCTACCGTAAGGCCTAGTACGCATCTCTGGATCAATCGCCTCATCGCTGCTGGCGTGTACATCTTCGAGAGATCACCAGTAGGTGTCCACCTACAATGAACCCTCTTAGTACGTACAGTGTTACCTCTTGCACGAGTACTGAGAAATATCCCATTACTCTGCTGAGTCCAAAGGACATCAGATGCAAGAGACCCACTGCCAACAGTAACCGTCTTACGAAGTCCCTTCTGGGTTTTTAGCCGTTCCACTTCTTGAATTCGTCTATCGACTTGTTCATTGAAATGGAAAAGCTTAAACACGTCATCCACAACGGGAGCGATCCCGAACTGGTAACGTAGGTTCTCTCTGCCGAGTTCTTTAATCAGGCTGTTAGACCTGGCTTGAACTAAGCGAAAGAGATCCCCCATTTGGAGTAACTCAACCGGCACGTCTATATAAGGACGCGACGGATTTGTCCGAGCTGCCGCGGTTGTTGCCGCAGCAGCGTCTCCAGGGATTCCATCGGGATTCCCAATATGGGGACCAGCAACCGTAGACCTAAGCATATCACAGACATAGGATTGAAATCCAGTGCCTGC